AGGATGGTTGTGGGGGGCGGGGGGCGCCCGGGGCGCGCCCCCCCGCTTCTGGGGGGGGGGGGCCGCCGGGGGCCTCGACCCGCCCTACGAAGCAGGATGAACGGAACACCTCAAAATTTTCTTAATGACGATCTGGCAGCGACTTGTGGTCATTGAACCTGGAAAAAACAGACCGCCCGGCTTTCAAGAAGCGTGGGCGTCTCTCTTCCGAAAGGGTGATCTGATGGCGGCCCAGCTCCTTCGATCTCGCACGCAGACCATTCCAACTCCGCATCCGATCCCGATCCCGATCCCGGAGCCGACGCTTCCGGACAACGCCAGCATCGGCCGTCGCTGGAAGCTTCGACGCAACATGGTCATCTTCATCGCCAGTCAGAACGGGGTCTCGCAGCGCATGCTGGCCGACGTGTTTGACCTGCCTCACTCGAGGATCGCGGCGATCGTCAAGGAATTTCGCGCGAAGTACGCCGACTGATGCTCAAATTGGTAAAATTTATGTCTTTTTATTGAAAAATCAATTTTATGTCAAAAAGTCGTAACCCGGAGCCCGAGCCGGCGACCGAAGCCGACCTGCGCAATGTCCGTCCCCGAACAGCCGCCGCGCTCAGGCGCTGGATCAAAGACTACACGGGAATCCACATTCCCGATAAGGCCGTCTGCGAGGGCCACCAATCGCCCTGGGAATGCTTCGAGGCGATCCATCTCAAGCGGCCATCGGTCGCCTTGATCCTGGGGTCGAGAGGCTCCGGGAAATCGTTTCTCTCGGCGCTCGACACGCACCTGACGAGCCGGTGGAACCCCGACCATGGCACTCGAATCCTCGGTGGGAGCAAGGCCCAATCGGTGCAGATCTACCATGCCCTGCGTGATATCGCGACGCGATACGAAGGCGAGAAGGGCGATGATTCCGGGTCGATCGAGAAGCTTCGCAAGGATGGAGCGGTCTATGGGAATGGCTCCGAGGTTGAGATTCTCGCCGCCTCACCCACCAGCGTCCGCGGGCCTCACGTCCCCAGCCTCAAGCTCGACGAGGTCGATGAAATCGACACCGATATTCGTGAGTCGGCCATGGGGATGTGCCTGGGTCGATTGATCCACAGGAAGAGTAAGAAGAAAATCAAGAAGAAATCGGAAGCAAGTGCCTCGGTGATCATGACCTCGACCTGCCACCGGGTCCACGGTCCGATGTCGCAACTGATCAAGAAAGCGGAGGAAGGCAAGTTTCCGCTTTATACGATGTGTGCCTTCGAGGTTCTCGAACGGTGCTCGAAGAAGCGGTCGGGGCCGAAGGTGGGCGCCAGCTATGAGAATTGCCCGAAGTGTCCGATCGCCCGCTATTGCCTGGACGTCCCCGAGGGGGTCGAGCCGAAGGCCAAGCGGTCCGATGGTCACTATCCGATCGATTCCCTGATTCAGAAGCTGGCGACGACCAGCACCCGGATCTTCGAGGCGGACTACCTCTGCATGGCTACGGCGGGCGAGGCGGCCTGGTTCCCCAATTTCAAGGAGGAGACGCACGTCTCCGACGCGGCCGAGTATGACGCGGGCTATGAGGTCCACCTGGCCGTCGATACCGGGGTCTTCACCGGCGCGGTCCTGTTTCAGGTGGTCCCCAGGCGCGAGGACCACGGCATGGTCGACGTCATTCATGTCTTTGCGGATTATCTGTCCGAAGGCCGGTCGGCCGAGACCAACGCCCGGGCGATCCGCGAACTCGCGGCCCGGCGATGCTCGGGTCGATGGAACCGCGCGACGACCGACCCGGCCGGGAGGTCGCGGAATGCGGTCGGTCCGACCGTCCTGGCCGAATACGCCCGGTCCGGGCTCCTTCTCGACGCCTGGCCGCTGAGCAAGGTTGCCGATAGCCTGGCCCTGCTCGACTCGTTCATCAGCCCGAGTCTGACCGGCGTGCAATTCCATGTTCACCCCCGATGTGAGTCGCTCATCCGCGCCTTGCAGTCGTATCGTCGGGCGAAGCGGGCCGGTCAGTGGCTTGACAAGCCCGAGGACCCCCAACACCCGCACGAAGACCTCATCGATGCACTCCGAGGAGGGCTCCGGGCCCATTATCCCGAAGGCAGGACCGCCCCGTCTCCCATGAAGCGAGTCCAGGCTTCCAAGGTCCTCTAATGTCTCCCCCATCCGATCCTCTCGACTTGATCCGCCGCCGCCACCCGGAATGGCGTGAACACCAACTCCGATGGCGATGGCTGCTCGACTCTCTCGAAGGAGGGGAGCGCTATCGCCAGGCCGTCTACGGCTACGACCTTCGCGGTCAGCCGATCCGCAACCTGATCCGGCACAAGCGCGAATATCCCGACCCCCGCGAGTCGGGGGTGATCTTCTCCGATCCGTCACTCTTTGGCCCGGACCGGCTGGCTCTCGACGCCTTCTCGATCGGTCAAGATCCCGCCGCGCAGGCGACCGACGACGATTATGAGCTGAGAAGGGCGAGGACGCCGGTCCCGACCTTCGTGGCCGAGGCGATCGACACCCATCTCTCGAAAATCTATGCCCGGGAGATCAAGCGAGTCGGCGACGACCGCCTGATGTCCTGGTGGTCCGACGTCGATGGTTGCGGAACCTCGATCGACCAGTGGATGGCCGAGACCGTCGCCCCGCTCTTGCTCACGCTCGGCCAGCTCGACCTCGCTTTCGACCATCCCGCCCTGCCCGAAGGGGCGGAGGTCGAGACCCGGCTCGACGCCGAACGCCTGGGCCTCGATCGCTGCGTGGCCTCCTACATCCTTCCCGAAAACATGCTCTGGTGGCGGCTCGACCCGACCGGCCAGCGCTACGCGGAGTGCCTCGTCCGCGAGTATCACGAGGACCTGCAAGGGCTTCGCGAACGCTATCGCTTCTGGACCGACGACGAGTCGACCCTGTTCGAGGCCGACGGGACTTTGATCTCGGTCACCTCTCACCCGTTCGGCCGGGTGCCGATCATCCGGGTCTTCGACCGCCGCAAGCCTCGATGCAAGAACATCGGCCAGCCCCGCTATGAAGGGGTCGCCGAGCGTCAGCGCGAGTATTACAACCGAGACTCCGAGCTGATCCTCTCCGACACGACCCAGGCCCACCCGCTCCTGCAAGGTCCGGAGGATTTCGTCCAGGCGGACGGCACGATCCCGATCGGGCCAAGCTGGCTCCTTCCCAAGAAAAAGAGCACCCAGGGCGGCGCGACGACTTACGAAGGGTTCGACGTCGTCAACTTTCCCAAGGACGGCGCCGAGTCGATTCGCAAGAACAAGGCCGACATCCGCGACGACGTCGACCGCGACTCGGCCCTGGTCAGCCCGACCGGTCGTGAAGGTGTCGCGCAGTCGGGTCTTTCCAAGGCCTTCGACCACGCCGAAGGGAACAACCGCCTGGCCAGGATCGCCAAGATCCTGGGTCGAGCCGAAGAACAGATCGCCGAGATGGCGACGATTGTCCTCCATGACGGCCGGGAAGGATGGGCCAGGAGCCTGGTCCACTATCCGACCGAGTTCGACCTGTTCACGGCCGCCGACATGGCGAGCGCGACGGGAAACTTTCAGCAACTGGTTTCCGCCGCCGGGGCCTTGCCCTTCATCGAAGGGTTGATGCTCGCCAAGCTGATGAGGCTTTGCCTGCCTGGCCTGGGCGATGCCCAGTATGCGCAAGGTGATGTCGAGCTTTCGTCCTTTCTTAACGAACAACATCGCGAGCGAGAAGGCTTGCCCGGCAAGCCCGACGATCTCGCGACTTGATCCAGTGCCCGGTCACGTCTTTCGGAGCCGCTCAAGCTCGATGGCCGGGCGATTGGTTGGGTCGGGGTGGGGGAGGTGTCTTCGGCGATCCCGGAAGGGGTGGCCAGGATGCCAAACCCACCCCGGTCTGTTTTGAACCGAAGTGAGCAGGTCGCTTTTGTCTAAGTGGCTGTTTTGTAGAGGTTTGCGATCAAAGAGCCGGCCTCGAACAGAGCGATGATGATTGCCAAGGGTTAGAGACGAACGGCTCAAGGGCCGGTGAAAGCTCCGAACATCCTGGTCTTTCTTCTGTCGAGGAGTCGCAATGTTCTTTTCGCTCCTGTCCTCCTTCGCGGTGATTCTTCTGTTGTTCGTGGCCGTCTTGACGCTGGTCATCCCCTTTGTCCTTGGTCTCTTCGACCGTGGCGACACCTTTTGAGTTCGAGAGCCATGATGCGACGCTGCCTGATTCTCAGGTCTCCCGATCTGGAAGTGGTTGGTGGTTTCCACGCCGACGATCTCGTGACGATCTCGAAGGCGGAACTTGAAGAGTTGAGGACGCGAGCCGACCAGGTCGGGACCTCGGACCTGAAGGCTCGAGAGGCGGCCCACACCCGGGAAATCGCCGCTCGAGACCAGAAGGCGACCGAGTTGGAGCGAGCTTACAAGGCCGCGGTTCGCGACCGAGAATTGGCGACCGCTCTGGTCGGTAAGCCGCTCGTACCTGGTGCCGCGAGTCAGTTGATTAAACTCTGGCGCGACGATTTTGAGGTCATCGACGAGGACGGCGAGATCCAGGTTCTCGCCAAGGATGGTCGAGGGGTGGATCAAGCGGTGCTCGACCGACTCAACGGTCCCGAGTTCGCCCACTTTTGCCTCCCTTCGTCACGAGGTGGGACCAGCGCCCGGGGGCAAAACCGGTCGGCAACGACCGCCCCCGCGCCTGTCGCTCCCAGAACCCTGGGTGAGGCGGTTCTTCGAGACTGGCGAGAGTCGGCCGCAAGGCCGCAAACACCGACCACACCCTCCGGCTGGGGACGTCGTCGCTAGTCGATCCCGATTCGTCCTTGGTCCTTCCCTTACTTTTTAGCGGAGTTCGTTTTTATGTCCAGTAGCTATCTCCAGGGAATCCAGGCCGCGTTCGATAACCAGGCTGAGATCGTGAATGACGTTTATGTCGTCACGTCCAACTGGTTTGTGAATCGATGCCCGATCGTCACCCGGACGCCCCGAGTTCCGGTCGGCTCGACCACGTTCTCGATCGTGAGCCGCCATTACCGGCCCCGAATCGCCAAGCTGGGTGCGGCGGTCGCCGCGACCGACGCTCAGATCACCCTGGTCGACGCCAGCCCGTTCATGAACGGCGACGTCCTTCAACTGGCCTCGGGCGAGCGGGTCGAGATCATCGCCGACCCGATCCTGGCGACCAACTCGATTTCGGTCCGTCGAGCCGTCGAGGGGACAACCGCCGGGACCGGGCTGGCTAACGACACCCTTTACCTGATCTCCAACAGCCGGACCGGCGGCGAGATCAACCAGAACGGAGTGGCGATCCGGCCGATCGGCGTGAACCAGTTCTGCCAGACTTGGCAACACCCGGTCCAGGTCAGCGGCTCGCTCCAGGCCTCTTCGGGCTTCCGGACCTCGCCGGGTATTCAGACGCCGTTCGAGCAGAGCAAGATGGATGCCCTCCAGAACCTGATGGACGACATGGAGTCGTCGACCTACTACGGTCTCGGCGACGATCCCTCGATGGTCTCGCGACCCAAGCAAAAGGGCCTGAAGACCCTGCTTTCGATCAACAACACGACCAGCCCGATCAACGCCGGGGCCTACAAGGCCACCGACTTCCTCCGGGACACCTTGCAGGCCGCTCGGTCGGGAGGTGGCGACCCCGACGTTCTCTTGCTCTCGACCAACTTCATGCTCGGCCTGACCACCTGGGGCCAGTCGGTCATGAGGATGAACGCGGGCACCAACGTCTTCGGGACGCCCATCGACGTCTTCGAGGCGCCCTTCCTGGGAGGCGTCACGATCATCGAGGCTCCCTTGCTTCGGCCCTTCACGGCGATCGCTCTGACCTCGTCCGAGATCCGGATGCGGATGAAGCGTAACGAATTCTGGAACCCCCGAGGCTCGCGAGGCGACTCCTTCGAGGGAGACTGGATGGCCGAGGGTGCCGTCGAAATCGAGAATCCCTCGCATCACGCCTGGCTCGAAGGCGTGACCGCTTTCTCGGCCAACTGAACCAAGGGATCGCCCGGTGGGCTGGTTCATCCCCTCCGTTCGATGAGTCGGAGGGGTCCTTTGCTCCAAGACGAGGTGTTCCTGGTGTCATCCCCTGTTTTCCCTGGATATCCCGCTTTTCTGGATCGGGCCTCGAAGGAACTCGATCTTCCGGAGTCGGTGGGACCTGCGGGGCGGATTGGTCCGCTGGCTTCGTTAGCCAATCTTTGCTCCCAGGCGGCTGGGAGTCCTCCGATGCATGTTCCCGGCATTCTCGCGAAAGCGGCCGAGTTTCGCGATCAACTGGCCCTCGCCCTGCGAGCCGCCGACCTGATGCTGGCCGAGGCGGAGGCCGCCCGAACCCGTCCGAAAATCGAGGATCAAGTCGAGGCGATCGTGTCCGGACCATCCGAGCGCAGAAAGGCTCACAAGGCTTCTGTGAACCCTTGAGAAATACCATGACCGTCTATGCGACCGATGAGGACATCGCGCTCCGGGCCTCGACGGACTTTTCCAGCCTCTGTCCGAGGGATCAGGTGTTCGCGGTAGGCACGGATGGCGTCTTCGCCGCTTCCGATCTCTGGACCTTGACGTCGGCCTCGGTCGACTTCGCGGCGTTTGGCTTGACTCCCGGGCTCCTGGTTCGTTTGACCAAGCCGACAACGGCCTTTGGTCCCAATGGTGAACTGTTCGCGATTCAGAGCGTGGCAACCGGAGCGATCACGCTTCGACGCAAAGGGCAGGCCGTCTCGGTGGGACAGCCGCCGGCTCCCATTGGTGGGCTGTCGGGCGTCGAGTTCGCGGTCCGTTCGCTCGGTCCGCAGATCGAGCTGGCGAGCTACGACCTGGATCGTCGCTTCGGGATCGACGAGTGCGTCCCCGGGCGAAGGTCAGTGGATCTTCACGATCAGCATCAGCTCCGTGAGGCTGTCGTCCTGTCCGTTCTGTACAAACAATATCTCGACCAGAGCCGGCAGTTCGCCGGTCGGATCGCCGACCCATCCGAGACGCCTGGCGACGTTTACGCGGCGAAGGCGCGGATTGCCAGGGCCGAGCTTGACGAGGTTCTGGATCGTCTGGCTTTGAGATGGAACGCGGTCGACGTCGCGAGCCGATCGATCGCAACGACCCGGTTCAGCACGCGGCTTTCGAGGTGATATGGCTATTTCCTATCACATTTACGCCAATGACGGACAGGGCGGCGAGATCGACTATTCGCAGGCGATCGCCACCACGTCCAACCTGACCTACGCGACGGGGACCCTGGCGGTTCCGGGCGACCACAGGTTTGCCGTTCGCGCCTTCGATACGGTTTCTGGCATCGAGGAAGCGAACACGGACGCCCGGGTCCGTCTGGTCCTCGATGCCTCCGGCAACGATATCACAACTCGACCCAACGGGGTCGTTGGTCTCTCGGTCACGCCAACCCCGGGAGGGACTTGCTGGGTCCGCTGGGGCTATGTTCCGACGGGGCAGGGGGGACCACCCTCACACTTCCAGGTCACCCTGACGGCTGGTCTTACGCCTTCAACGGCAAATCCGGTCGCATCGATTGATTATCGACCGGGAGTGACCGGCTATGGCTGTTCCCTCGCCCAGCTCGCCGGCAAAACGACTTATACGATCGCCGTCCAGCCCGTGGGAGCTTCGAGCTGGCTCCTGGGGCCGATTGCCACCGTTTCGATCACCTACCTGGCCACGGCGTTGAGTGAGGTTGACTCGCTCACAGCCACTCCGATGGCTTGAAACTATCCCTCGACCGGCACGGCTTGCGATCAACGTATTCCACAACTCTTTTACCTGAGGTTATCTGATGGCATTGCGCATTCGGTTTCAATATCTGACCGGCTCGAAGCTGGGCTACTCAATCGAACGGCTGGGCGACGGAACCTTCTATGATTTTTCGACCAGCACCTTTGTGGCCAGTCCATCGACCCCCATCTCGAACCTTCCCGAAGACACCGGTCAATTCCTTGGTCGTTACAAGCTGACCATGACCCCGACGCCCGTGGCTCAGTTCACCGACGGCGACTATGTCGTCACGATCCACGACCAGGCCAACGCGAATGTTGTCGTGGCCGAGCTTGGCTCGACGATGCATCTGGGCGACGACGCGACCGTGATTCCGCAGTCGGGCTCGTCGGTGGTCGATCCCTGGTCGGTTTCCTTGCCCGGTTCCTATGCCAGCGGCTCGGCTGGATCGATCCTGGGAACGAACCTCGACGCTCATGTTTCCTCACGTTCGACCTTCGCCGGCGGCGCGGTGGCGAGCGTGACGGCTCCGGTGACGGTGGGCACCAACAACGACAAGTCGGGATATGCTCTGGTCTCGTCGGGTCTGGATGCGATCCAGGTAGAGAGTGGGGTCAACGCTCGCCAGGCTCTCTCGCCGATCCTGGCCGCCTGCGCGGGTGTGGTGGCGGGTGCGGGCACCGGCGTGGTTGTCATCAAGGGTGGCAACTCGACCACGACCCGGATCACCGCGACGACCGACAACGCGGGGAATCGTTCCTCGGTGACCCTCACGTTGCCCACCTGAGAGTAGACCGACCATGGAGGCCGCGCCTTATTACGCGCCGACATACTTCGCCCCGTCGTACTTTAATGGTACGTCGGGGACGACTCCCCTCAGCGTTTCGCCCTACAATGCGCCGACGTATTTTGCCCCGTCATATTTTTCCGGCTCGGTAACACCGGTCAATCCAGGGATGATGCCGTACAACGCGCCGGCGTACTTCGCACCGGCCTATTTCTACGGCCCATCGTCAACAGCCACTCTTGGCTCGGACCAAACCAATTCCGTCGTCACCACCGATCCAGTCGATCTCGACGAGATGTCCTACTCAGCTCTGATGGCGCTGGTGAACGGTACCGGTGGTTTCGAAGCGGTGATTCTGGGCTCGACGATCCGTCGAGGATGTGCCGGGGCCGATACGTATCCTCTGGCGGTTCTGACACCCCGAGGATGGGAGGAATCGGACGATTTCGACCCCACGTCGATCGTCCGACGGACGACCTTCTCGATCACCGTCGTCGTCAAGTCCGAGGAGGATCTCCCTGTTTTCGACCCTTTGGAGCGACTCTCCACGGCGATCAAAAAGGTGGTCGATGGCTCGGATCTCAACGGCACCTGCCTGCCAAAACTGACCAGGATTTACTCGGGACATTTCCTGGAATCGTCGCGGTATCCCGAGCACTCGATCGAACTCAAAGGCGAGTTCTCGAGAATCATCAATCCCTAGGCCTATGCTCCCGCTACATCCTGAACCAAGGTGCGAAACATGCCGGCGACCAAACGATTCATGAACTGGACGGGTGTCACATTCACCCCGACCAACGGCACGGCGACCAGTATCAGCGGCGTCACGTCGGTGTCAATCGACTCCGGCGGGAGCCTCGCCCGATTCGCCGGGGATGGAGACCGCTTCGTGACCACGATGGTCAACGACTTCAACGAACCGACGATGACCATCCATTCGGCTGATCTCGCCGCGCTCCGGGCTCATCCGGTCGGCACGGTCGGCACCCTCACGGCGACCCACAACGACGCCCAGAATGGCGCGGGAACCGGAGCGGTCACGTACACCCTGGCCAACGCGGTCGTGGCCGCCTGTCATGTTCAAGGGGCTCACCGCCAGTTCGGTCAGGGAACCGTGACCTTCGGCGCTTTCTCCTCCGACGGAGTGACCAACCCGATCTCCACGAGCATCGCCTCTTGAACCAGGAGCCACACCATGGCCGACTTCATCCCTGATGCCGTCAAGGTCCCGATCAATTACTCGGGTCCTGGCGACGCCGCGACCCGTCTCGCCAGC